CCCGAATCCCTTTGCGATTTGCTTTACGCTGAAATTCAGAATTTTCAGGCTGTCCAGAAACGTGACTTCTTTCTTGTCATCCTTGCCGCCATCCTCAAAGCATACCGTGATACTGTAAAACATGCCCATGTCAGATATTAGCGTCTTAAATTGCCCTTGCTTTAGATTCCTGTTGTCTGTCCACTCGTACCCGTGAGTAAAGAGGTAGAACAGAATAAACTGGCCATCGAAACGCAAGTTGTGGAAATAAAGCGTATGGCTTTCTTCGCTATCAATCAGCCAATCAAAAAGCCAGTCAATACTGTTC